GTCAAGCAAAGTTAGGATCGCGCGCGCACCTACTGGTGGTGATGACACGTGCGATGCACAAACCATTCCAAAGTGGAAGAAGTTTGTGCTCTGGTATAACAGGGAATCCAACCCTGAAGTACCAGAGGCGCTTGCGGACTACATGGTAGGTCCGCAATACGTCAGTACAAAGCAGGTGCCTAGCGCACTCGCCTTGTGCCGTGCCGGCTCGGGTTCAGTGAACTCGAACCGGGACTTACTTCTAAAAGCCGGCTTTCGGTTAATAGAAGAAAGCAAAGAGGATTCCTCACAGAGGGAGCTCTTTGCTCGGAGGGTAACATCAGGTTCTGATGGATACTCCGGCAGTCTCGCATCCATGCTAATGGAGGCAGAGGCTAACTCTGAATCTCTTGCATCGCAAGGGACCAGGGAAGATGACTACCTCTCCAGTAGCGAAGAGGAAGTCACAGATTCTCCTGACACGGTTATTCCGGGTCCGGAGAATAGGATACGGTTCCGCAATAATTGTCGGTATCGTATCAAGTACAGTGACCCGTGGAAAATCCATGCGGCTGCTGCACTGAGTAGCATTAAGGGTCACACCCCGAATGTTATTCAATGGTCCGGGGACGGTTACCGTCTCCAGGACCCTCTCCCACCTAAGCTCTTAGGGCCGAAATGGGATGGTGGTCAGAGGAACACCCAACGGTGGGCCCTGATCTCGGACAGCAATGTAAAGAATTACGTTGTTTTCCGTCACACCCACTGGGGAAGGTCTCTCCAGCGGATGTGTTTGGACCCAAAGGGAAAATATTTCCGTTGGGCCAAAATGCTAAGGTGCCGGATAACTCGGTATCTTAGCGGACTTTCTGACTTCCAATCTTGGCAGTACAGAAAGTGTCCATTGAAACACCGAAATATCGGCGTTACAAAGGCACGGTCTGAGCGGTTCATTGAACTACTCAAGACCGTCGACGGGATATTTGTCCAGAGATATCTGGCATACCCCGAAGAAGTGTGGACATGGGACGAATTCGACCTATTCACACTCAAGAATATCGATCACCTATTAGGTGACGAGTTCTTAGATGGTGAACTGCCTGAACAGGCATTAACCATGACTACCGCGTTCGCTCAATTGAAGAAAGCGCGGAAGTGGTTCAAGTGGCATGCACATGCAGGCACACTTGAACAAGCATTACGCAACAACCCATTTAGGGATGCGTTCTGCGTGCAGTTCGAGCACCTCTGGCAGAGGGTTCTAGCTGCGAGTGGGACCCGGAGAGTGTATCTCACCGGCCTACTCTCACAAACGAGGGGGTGTGGAACTCCTCCCCCACTCGTTGTGCTTCAGAGCAAGTCGAAATTTCTTCGTACTGTGTCTGAAGAGCCCTCCCCGGTCCCTGCTATTGCAGGTAAGTACCGGAGGGCACTGCTGGGGGAGATCCTTAGAGAACTACCCGACAGCAGCTTCACTGGTCTTGCCACTAAGGCGAGGGTTACAGTGACTTCCTCCGCTTGCTGGGAAAATACCCGCAAGCAAGGAGGCACCTCAGAGGAGATAAGAAGTATCTTACTCCCTGAGGATCCGTTTGAGCAAATTCCAGAGAGGGATTTGCAAAACGGACGGATCGTCGGCTACTTTTCTGTAGACGATAGACCCGTCGGAGAGTCAATCTTTTGGTCCTGTTTGGATCGGACTCTCCGCACACAACCGGACGAGCTTACGCACGCCTTCCTTACGGTTGTGAAGGAGCCTGGTAAAGCAAGGTCTGTTACCAAGGCCCGTGCTTGTCTCAAGATCGTACTCGATCTTGTGAGCAAGATCTGCGCAGAACCTTTGGCAAAGGGTATACGCAGCTCCCAATCAGGTATGACGGCGTCAAACCATGGTTGGAACGTCTTCAATCACCTCACGGAGGATGAAATGGAAGACATGTGTTTTGACCTAGAATCTAGGGAAGAAACACAGTACGGGGGGTATGTCGAAAGGACAGACCACTTCGTAGAGCTTTACTGTTCGTCTACGGACTACAGTGAAGCTACGGATCAGTTGCGGCATGATGTCGCATCTGATCTCGCAAATGGTTGGATGCTGAAATGCGGCATCCCACCATTGCTCCGGGGTATAGTCAACAGAACTTGTTACTATCCTCGGCGTATCTTCTTCCACGCCAATGGCGCGATCGAAGATATAGGGCATCCGACTTCCGGTCTTGGGAAGAATATACGGTATGTCCTGCTCCGCAAGGGAGTCCTTATGGGGGACCCTCTTACGAAGGTCGTCTTACATCTCGTTAACGTGATAGTAAGACGAGCGTCAACACGACTCTTGGAGAAGTCGTTTTACGCACAGTTTCCGAACGGCGCTCAGCTATTCGAAGCTGTCTCGGGGGTGGCGGAGAAATCCGTTGCTCCCGACACATCTGCAGATCCTGGATAACCAGGTCTGACAGTGTACCGCAATTGCTCCATCTATCAGGAGACTAATTACG